AATCTGGGTATAGATCGTTGCCTGATCGATAATTGCAGGATCTACAAACTGTGCGCCATAAGGCGTTTCACGACGAAGCTGCGCATTGGTCGGCGTGATTGGCTGATTCAGGTAAACAGGCACATACAACTCGCCCGCAGCTGTAAAGACCTGCAAATCACGGTTCGACACCAGGTAACGGATGTCGTGAATCTCGTTGATAGCAGCAACAAGCTGAATGCTTTCGTTGTCCAAAGCATCACCAACATCAAAGTTATAGTATTGGCCAACTTTCGACATCCAGATGGCATCCGGCTGAGCAATCGTGCCGCCAAACACCAAACGGTTTTCGTGAAAAGTAACAGCAGCAGGGTATCCCCGCTTGCCGGAAAAGCACTGCTCGCCCCAACTGCGTGTTGGTGCATTGGTAATGATGTCAACGGTGCCGCCACCGTCTTCATATTCGCTGAAAGTGACGCCACGATTCACCTCATACGCGTTTTGATTGACGATTTTGTCAATCGTGTAAGTGCCATCAGGCTCTCTTCCGCCAAGCGTCGAGCCTTTGAACGCGCGCAGTGGATTTAGAATCTCCAAGCGAATCTTGGCTTCTTCTTTTAGAGTGCCGGTTGCAGACGTGGCAGACTGCACAGAGGTGATCGTGATTTCGCTGTCCCCGTAAACAAAGGTCGTGCCAACGTGCAAGGAATCCAGGTAGTCGCTACCCGTTTGCGTTCCAGTGGTGTCAAAATGATTCTCGGAAGTTGTCAGCGTTACCGTGCCAGCCGTTGAGGAAGATAAGGCAAGCGTCACGTTTTCCGCAGCGAACTTGGCATAAGGCTGGTTGATCGAGTCGCCGTCAGCAGCTTCGCTAAACGCATAGACCTCCACCTGAAAACTCGTCAGCCCGGTTCGCACCAACTGGCGCGGCATGAAAAGCGGGTGACAGATAATCATCACGTCGCCGTATTGAGCGTAAGTGTATTCGTGAATGTAGTCCTTATCGAACGGCAGTGCGTTCGTATCCACGTCCTGCGTCAGCGTAGACACCAGAGTGGCACCAGACGCCGTGACCTGAAACACCCGAAGCTTCTGATGCTCAATGCTAACAATGTATTGCTCGTCACTTTGGAAAATGAACGGCGCAAGCTTCGATTGGAAAACCTTGGTCGAGTCGCGCGTTATGTCTCCAAAGTCATAAAGGCGCTTCATGCCAGAGCGTCGAGACACACCGCCTTCAGACAAAAGAAAGCAATTCTCAACAAGAGACGCCGACGACTGGTAGATCGGCGTATCCGTCCGCATGGTCATATACGGACTGACCTCACCAAAGGCAAAGTTAGTGTAAGGTGTTCTGACGCGCTGCATTACAACCTCTCGGTCAAGAAGCGCGTCGTTCCAATCTTGCGGGTGCTTTGCCCGACAGAATCAATGTGGCGCGCATCCCGTTATCACGCGCAATGGCAACAGCAAGCTCAGAGGCAAGCTGGTAAATCACTACCATGACAAACCAACCGGGCCAGAAGGATTCCTGAACCCTCTGGACGTAATCCATTACAACCGTGTCCGAAGAACTCGCGTTGCAAAAGATCTTGTCGCCATACCTGTCGTAAGAAATCAGGTTGTCGTTTACCGTCACGGACACAATCCGAAGAGCACCAGAAGGAATCTCGTAAGCCGCATCCCAACGACCATCCGGCGCAGTCACGTCACGGTTCAACGCAACCTGCGTCATGGCAAACCGCCAGGGCATGTCCGTCAGACAGCCACGCGCAACGTCTTCATAAATTGCATCGCAAACATCAGCCTCTACAGTTCCATCGGAAAACGAAGTCAGGGAGCCTTGCGCCCCCATAAGCTTCAACGCGCGGTTGCAGATCTTTATGTCCGTGTTTGCTGGCATGTAGCGAAGGGGGAGCCGAAGCTCCCCCCTACTCCTTAGTCAGTGTCAGTTTCGGTGATGGCAAGGCCATCCGAAACATCGACAACACCAGATGCGTTCGACAGCACCGAGACAAACGAAGTCGTCGGGGTGTTGGTGTCGATCACGATGATTACGTCACGAACGTTAAGCATGTCGCTTGCGTCGTTAAAGTAACCAGCCGTGTTTACAGCAGCGATGGCGTCAGCAGACGAGTAAACCCACAGGTTAAACCCGTTGCCATGAGCAAGATTGCTCAAACCAGATGCAGCAAAAGCCATGATCAGCCCTCCTTAATTGTTGTCGAGGACTTCATAGATGCCATTATCGTCAATCGCGATAGCACCCATGGACATCATCGACGTGGCGAGATGCGCAGCTTTCTGCGGCACGTAGTTGATTTCGGTCTGAACGTCCGAGTTCACCCCAAGACCAACGGCGCTCGAGTGGTAGGCAAAATTCTTGCCGCCAGACACCGCCGAAGTAGAGAAGAACTTGAAGGACATCCACTCCTTCATCGTTGCGCCACCAGCCCACGGAAGGTTCGAATCACCAACGTAATCTGCCGAAGCAAACTGCGTGATGTTGAACAGATCCGCAAAGCCAGCCGGAGACATCGCCGCGTAGCGATTGCCATCCTCGGGAATGTCCGCAGACCCAAATGTCTCGAACAGCGAGATGATGTCAGCAACTTCCAGCGCAGAGCCGGTATCATGAATCTGGGTTGCGTTTGCACCCGCATCCATGGCCGTGACAAGGATCTCATCGGTCTTGCGACCAAGCGCAGCCGCTGCCGACTGAGCAATCGCCTGACGCTCGTTGATGTTGATCTTCAGTTCGTCCAGCTTGTCGATGTACTCCGGCGCGTAGTAGTCGGCCATCGTAGCTTCGACGTAGTTATGGACAAGATCCATCGGAGTCACGTCGCCATGACGAGACTTCGTGGTTGCGGCACCCGCTCCGATCTTCTGGAAACGCGCAGTCGAGCCAGTAACGTTCGAAGTACGAACAGTGCCACGGAGCTTGGACCCCATGCGCTGATACGCCAAATGAACTTCAGTCTCGAACTGCTTGATGAATGCCTGGTCAATAGTGGTAGACATTGCAGCCCTCAAAGGTTGATTACGCTCGACGGGTGTCCGCTAGGATGCTTCGCCGAGGGTGTCCCGTGAGGGGCCTCTCTGCACTACGCGGGCCGTATGCTTTTCAAATACCTTGGATCAACGGGTTTTGAACAACGCACAAAAGTCACAAGGTCATGCCCATTGTGTTCATCCATGCTGAATGGCATGAACTTGAGATGCAAAAGCCACGCTGCCATTTGCGTATACCTTGCAGGAAATCGGCATCGAAGCTCGTTGCAAAATTTGAAGTAGTGCTTGATCAGGTCTCTCGACGTTCGAATAAACCTGACCTTCTGCGACATCAGCTCGTCGGAAAACAAAACCCAGAACAAGCCGTAACTCGACATCTGGATAAGACCGGTCACGCAAACAACCTTGTTTTCCCAGACAACAGCGTAATGATACGGCTGGCCAACAACGCCATGAACAGCAGCATGTGGATCTTGCCGATGAATCTCTTCAAACTCGCGGTGATTGGCCGCAATCATGCGCGGAAGAAAATCATCCACATGTTCATGCGTCAGAATCTCAAGCTCAAAACCCCGGGATTCCTCAACGCTCATTCGGGATACAGCCTCTTCCATGCCGCATCGACGCGCTTCACGTAATCCGCGTCACGATGAACAGGGCTGGTGTACTTGGGATCGCGCATCATCTCGCGAACCTGCTCTTCCGTCAGCCTCGTCGACGAGTCCGTATCAGACCCACCCGTCATCCTGTTGCCGCCATTCACCGACTCCATCAAAGCCTCGACAGCCTTGATGCCCTCAGCGCTCTGGAACAGCGGCTCAATTGCCGGGATCTGATCTTCTGGCAAATGCTTGAACACAAACTGAGACGCCTGCTCAATGCGAGCCTGCGCATTCTCGCCAAGCTTCTTTGCCTCCGCGTCAAGATCCGGAGCCTGACCAACAACAGCATCCCTATACTGGGCAATGCCGCGCTCAAACTCCTCCTGGCTCATTCCTTTTTCAAATGCCGTCTTAGACCACCAATCCAGCATTTCATTGCCGCTTGCCTGTTCCGGATCAATGCCGAGACTTTCCGGTAACTGGTATTCCCCCGGCGACTCGGGGCGGCTTCCAAACTGCTCCTTAACAAGCTCTTCCTTGATTGCCGCACGAAGCTCCTCGTCCTTCTTGCCAAGCTTTCCTTCAAGGCTCTTGTAAGCCTCGACCAGATCTTCGGTCGATTTGTACTTGCCGGCAAGAAGCTCAGACTCGGCGGCACCGCCCGAAGGTCCAACATCCCCGGGCGGTGCCTCTCCAGCTTCGGCATTGGGAGAACTACCGTCACCAGAGTTCAACAGACTCGAACGAGCTTCTTCAGTCATTTGCTTTCACCTTTCTTGACCGTGTGCCCAAGGTCGATCAACTGCTGAATCATCGCGACAGCATAACGCTGTCCTTCAAGATGAAGCAGCTTCTCAGTTCCAACCTCGGGACCGGAAACGTTGTTGATCGTTTGGGATTTAAGGTGCTGCAAGCAAAGCTGACCAGAAGGCGTGGAAAACACCTCTGCAAACGTCAGAGCAATCTTCTTTACATTACTGGATATTGGGTCCGCTTGGTTCGGCGGCTTGGCCATTTGGTGCAGCTCCCTGCTGTTGAGCCATGGCTTGACTCATCATCTGCATCAACTGTCTACGATCTGCCGCCGAACGAATCAAGGTGTCCGGTACGCCAAATTTTTTGCCAAGATACGCAGAAACCTCTTCCGAATCGATCATCAGGTTCAGAACTCCAGATCACACGCTGAAGAACAGGCTGCACAAGCTCCGCCTGAAGCCGACCAAACGCAGATCCCATCCGGCGAGAAAGGTCAGCCATGCGCTCGGCAACCTCCGTTGCGCTGGCAGGCGTTCTGTTTGGATCGCCAAGCATGTCATTGAACAACGCGCGCTTGATGTTGTTGCGCATGTCGCCAAGAATCAGCTGGCTCACGTTGAAATCACCAGCAGCCTCAACTGGACGCAGACCGGCAGACCCCGGCGCAACAGGGATAATCGTACCCGGCACGATCTGGATCGTGTCAGGCCCAATTACGCCATCGTCATCCATCTGGTAAACGCCGGAGATGGCCATCTGGGCGTTTTCAAGAATCAGGCGGACCGTCAGATTGGTTGTCTTGATTGCAGAGAGCGCCTGGATCAGGGGACCGCGCCCGTAAACCTCGCCGGAGCAAGTCGTCCATCGATAAGTCAGGATTGGATCGGCACCAACGCCAACCTCTTCCTCTTCCCAAATCATCTCCTTTGTCTCAACGCAGATCGCGCATGTCTTGATGACGTGCTCGTTGCGCCGCGACCAATCCCTGTAACAGATCTCCAGAATGTCCGTCTTTGCCTTTGGGTCCAACGCCCGCTTTTTCATTTCGTCGGTCAAAGACGCCTTTGGATACATCGTTGAGATGACTTCAAAGCGCTTGTCCTTGAGACAGAACGCCTTGAAGTCAATCTCGTCCCTCGGCCCCGTATCAAGAACCACGCGCGGCAATGGAACAGCAGAGAAGACGATTGGATTTGCCGCATCTCCTTCGTCAACCTTCAACACGCCCGTCGATACCGCCAGGTCAAAGAAGCTTTCATGCACTTCCTGGCTGAAGTTCGAGTTCTGGATTACCTCGAACACGTATTCCGTTACGTTATCAAGCGCCTTGTCGATCTCTTCCCGCTGATCATCCGGAATCTCGGGGCCAGACTGCAACTCCGCCCAGCGCGCAAAGTTCGGAACAATGCCGTGCTGCAAGCGAGAGCAAAATTCCTGCGTTCCAACCACAGCGGTCTCATCAAAGATGCGATCATCCCGCCGCTCACCGGGAACCATGGCGCTGAACGTCTCGCGATGCGGAATCGCAAGCTCGTAGCACTCGTCAAACAGATCTTCCCAGTACGAACGCCGCGTCTTGGC